CCCGGCCATAAAGCTGATTTGTGTCCAGTTCACGCCACCGTCTAATGATGGTTTGTTGCCTATATTGTCTCCGGTTATGGATTGCCAATAGCTGCCCGCATCTCTGACGACATCGGTGGCATCATAAATCTGTGTTGAGATCCAATCGCTGCCGAACCCTGCGTCTTCATCGCCACCCACGGGGTCTCTGGGGTCTCCTACTTGAACGCCTGCTTTGTTAGTAATAACAACTCGATAAGATCCTGTTCCAAATACGTTAGGCGCCCGCCCGTCTCCATCTAAAACAACGGGGTTGGAGTTGGCTACAGTTTCAGCGATATCAGCGAAGGTGTCCTTTTTTACTGTCGATGAACCAGAATCATAAAAATACATCAGGCCATCGACTACAGGGTGTCCTGATGAGTCTTCTATTTGTTCAAACGGATCAATTAGTCTGGCCATTATCTTGTTCCTGTTGATTTAAAGCAGCAGATGGGGCAACGCCAGTTAAAAACGCCTTTTGCCCTTTGGTTATTTCTGCGGCCTCTTTTACAAATTTGTTGGTTGATGATAATAATTCATCAGCGTTGTCGCTGTTCATTAATAAATCCGATAGGTCTTGTCGGTTTCTTTTGTTCTTTGGTGTTGATTTTAAATACGCCTCGACTATTTTCTTTCCGTCACTACCGGCTCTTACGATAGCATCCGAAACATTAGCGCCCCTTAGTGTCGCTCTTTGAGCAAAACCTTTGGAAAACTGCCCAATTATAGGAGCCGCCTTTCCGAATACGTCCAGACCTAGAGTGGCCGATAGTACGTTTGTACCTCGACCTTCTGAGAATCCAAGACGACCCACCATCTTAAAAAAGTTTTGCTCGTTGCTTCCCTTGATGACTTGGTTCATTGAGTCAAGTTCGTCTTTAGTAAAAAAGCGAGATCTCTTTTTATTGCCTACAATCTTTTCAAGCTCTACCCGAATACCATTTTCAAACCCTGAGCCTCTTCTTGCGGCGCGCTCTAGCGCCTCGTCAATCATTTCAGCGCGTTTTGCTCTGCCCCATAAGTTCCTGGCCGCTTTGTATTTCTTACCAACGCCTTGCGCTTTGTTGGCCTCTCCCTTAAAAGCTGTGCTTGGAGCCTTGTCAAGAAAATCATCTATCTCATCAATCATGCGACCTAAGAACAACTCATCGGCACCGCCAACCTCAACTGACTTGGTTGCTCTTGATGCGATCTGTCTTAGTTCGTCAATATCGCTTAAGGTTTTGCCTTGTAGGTTATCCAGCTCTGAGTTTAGCTCATCGATAAAACCAGAGGACTTAGGTGCAAGCTTTTCGTTAACGGCCCTCTTGCCGGCCCCTGACTTTATCTTTTCAATAAACCCTTTGTACGACCCAGGCTTTATTGTCACGCCAATATCATCAATCTCTTTGTATACCGCCCTAGCGGTGTCTTTGAGTTGATCTATCTGAGGGGCAGACTCAACAATGGCTTTATTAATTTGCTTTTCACTTGGCTTTGCAATATTGCCTTTTGATCTTTTTAGTGTTGTTCCCGTAGCTCTCAGAGCTGCGCCACCACCAAGCAACTCGGTTATAGCAGTTGGTAATGTTTTAGCCGCAGCTGCCAAAGCAGGGCTATCAGTCAGCTCAAGAGTTTTATCGGCCAACACGTCCCCCGACTTTTCAAATGCCTCGCCGACAGGCTGTAAAGCTTCGCCAACATCTTGTAGCTGTTCTTTCCCTTGCTCTGTTCTTGGCTCAAAAGTTAATGCGTCTCGCACATCTTTAACGATTTGTCCGCCTTTTTCACCGCCAACAAAGGGAGTAGCGGCAAGTCCTGCGATGCCCGCAATAGGTTCGGCTATTATTCCTGAACCGATAGATGCTGCTGCCTCTAACGTGCCCAGATTAGATGCGCCTTGTCCAGCCCCCAAAGCGGCCTGCAAAGCTGTTTGTTTGGCGATCTTCTCTGGTACGCCGGCACTAATTAACTCTTGCAGTCTTTTATCTCTAATGGCGGACAGTTCCGGGTTTTGATTGACAAGATCCTCTGGCCCTCTTATTTCCTTTTGCTCTACTTGTTGTTGAGGTGCTTCCTGCTGTTGTGGAGCCTGTTGCTCAGGTTGAGGATTCTTTGCCAAAAACCCCTGCATTAATTGTTGCGCACGCTCAGGCGTAGTCCCGTCTGGAACCTCAAACCTTGCTACTCGCCCATCTGGCATTTGAAACTTAGCTATAGGCATTATTCAAATCCCAAAAATTTAAGTTCGGTTGGTTGTGCTGCGCCTTGTGTTTGGTCTGGCGCGCTTTGTGCTCCTTGATTATTGGCCTCTCTATCTGATCTTCTCTTTTTAACCAAGTCTGCAACGGTGTTGCCTTCCATTAGGAAAACAGCAGCCTCCTCAAGTCCAGCTCTAAGCTTTTCCTGTGCGTCTTTCTTCCTTACAAGAAAATCTCTAAGGTCTTTAGGTTGAAGATTTGTTGGTAAGGCGGTATCCAACGCAAATGCCAGCTCGCTTTCAGATAAAGCGCCAAAAGTGGTTGCACCAACAACATCAAGGCCCATTTGATTTCTTACCTGATCCAGCTTGATAGACGCCGCTTTTATGCTTGGAAGTTTGGATCTTATGACGCCAGTTGAAGCGCCCTCGTCAATAGCTGCAATGGCCTCATCAATATTGCTTATTGCTCTGGTTACGCTTGGTATTTTATCGAAAGCCTCTCCAGCTTTTTTGATAGATATTTTTACAGATTCCGCGCCTGCCCTTGCTTTTGCTTTTGCGCCAACCTCCTCGACGCTTTCTCTCCTAGAGATTGCCCCAATAAGACGCCCAAACGCTTCCTTGTCCTTACCTTCTGGCATTGACAAGAATTGTTCGAATTCTTTTTGTCGGGCGGTGACGTCTTTAACTTGATCAATAGAGGCACTAAACGCCTGTAGTTGTTGCAAGGCCTCTTGTGATTGCCCTGCTGCAACTAAGTCTCGTATATTGTCGGTTTGAGTGGTATCACGTCCTTGCTGTCTTAAAATATTTGATCGTTGATCAGCAAAAGACAAAAACCCTTGTGTATTGCCTTGTAGTAATAAGTTTTGTCCTATCTTGGCATCACGAATAAATTCATTGATGTCAGCACCGCTTTGCGCTCTTATAGCCTCGCCCAAACTCAAGGCAACCTCTGGGTTCAATGCCTTTAGCTCATCTAAAGCGCGTCCCCCGCCCTCTTGTAGCGCTTGTCCGGCTAGGGTTCTGGTTTGCTTTTGACGTGTGACCTCTTGACCCTGCTCAAACTGGCCGATTAAATCAGGGACGCGTTGATTGATAATTGCTTGTGCTAAAGTTTCACTAACCATTATGCAAGTCCTATAGTTCCTGCCTCTGGGATAAAGCCGCCCGTTTGTAAGTTAGTCGTCGGTGGGCTTCCAAAAGAGCTGATAAGTGATCCGATCTGAGGCGCAACACGGCCCGCTAAGCCAGCCACCTGGCCCAATGTTTGACCGCGTCGATTGGCACTTGAAATTCTCTGTAATCCCGACAACTCAGCGTTTTGTAAGTTAGATTGAATCAAAGGCGCTTGGGATCCCAAACGGATATTAGCCTCTTGTATTCCAAGACCAGATTCCAATTGCGCTTGTCTAGAGCGCGCCGCCTCATCAACCCCGGATAAGGTCGATCTGACGCCCCTAGAGGCTGCTATGAGCGGCTCTAACTGTTGTAGGCGTCTTTGTATCAAGTCTGCTTGCTGTCCGCCTGCGAGCTGTTGAGCGGCCCTGAGGGTGGCGCCACTTCCCAGTTCTCCAGCGGCATTGGCCCGCCTGAGCTGTCCTCTGCTTTGTCTTTGCTGTAGTTCGCGATCAAAGGCGCTAATAGGCAGGTTACCGATGGCCTCTTCTTGAGCTTCTTGGCCAGATAAGCCTAATAGGGCGTTTTGCTCATTAAAGGCATCTAATCCGCCAAATTGTTCTAGGGGTGCAAATTCTTGTTGGCCCAGCTCGGAGAGTCTTAAGGCCTCATCGGTACCCCCTCGCAATAACCCTAATGCGGGGTCAGTACGAGATTTCACCAGCTCATCAATACTGCCAAAGTTGTTGCTAAGGTTGGGAGATGCCCCTAGGTTCACATCAGGCAAGCCGGCTCTGAGCAGTGGAGACGCATCAGAGGAGGCTACCGCTGTCTGTGGCTCTGTTCTTTGGCCCAAAAAAAACTCCCTTCGCTCCTCTGGAGAGCTAAACGGACTTCTCGAATTTGGGTTGAATCGACCGCCAAACGGTTGAGGCACATCAGAGAGACGGGCCGGGGTAGAGGCTCTTGCCCTATCCACTATGCTGCCTACCAGTCTACCCTGGTTAAATCTTCTTTGTGATGGCGAGACCATTAAAAGTTCCTCCCAGCCAGATTAGCGAGAGTCTCCGCAATATTCGTCGTACCCTGCTGGCCTGCCGCCTGTCCTAATAATCGAGCTTCATTCGCTCCCGCGCTGAGTTGGGCTAACTGCGGGGCTTGGCCCACTATAGCACTGGCTCTTTGAGAGGCAGAGCCCTGAGCAATATCACCAAGGCGCTCTAGTCCTCTTTGTCGAATGCCCGCTACGTCACCTGTCGCAGCAAGGCCTTGTTGTCCTGCGGTTAATAGGTTTTCTGTAAAAGCGGGGGTTACCGCGCTCACCGTTAAATCGCCTTGTCGGTCCACTTCCCGGCTGACGGGTTGGGTTAGATTAAATAAATGCGGCTTTGATCGCACAAATTCGGTCGACGCATTGCGTATTGAGTCTGCTAAAGGCCCGCTAATGGGCAGATTACCCATAATTTGCTCTTGCGCCTGGGTGAACGCATCTTGTCCAGGCTGCACAAAAGGATCGATACGACCTTCGGCCTCTAAAACACCCTTGCCTACCGTTTCCACAGCACGTTCTGCACCAGCCAATATGTCTTTTTCAGCTTTTGATCCCGCCTCGGCTAACTGTGCGGCGGACTGAATATTGGCCTCTTTGACGTCTTTTGACGCCTTTTTGGCCGCTTTTCGACTGTCAACGGCGCCTTTTATGGCGGCACCTGCGCCGATCACTGCTGCTGTTACGCCTGCCATCACAACACCTTTGTGTATAAAGTTTCAGATTTTTTGTAGCCCATTTTTAGATAAATATCCTCTATCTTGTCTGGCATGGAACTTTCCATAAACGCCAAAGAAAACCATTTTATACCCACTTCTTTGGCTTGGCTCTCCAAGGCTTTGATCAGACTGATTCCGTTTCTGCCGCCCCTATGCTCTGGATTGACCCACCAAGCGACCTCTGTTCCTGATTTTACATCCACGTTTGCCAATAAATGCCCTGCTATGGCACAAGCAAACCCTTTTGGCCCGTCAACATCTAAAACGACCATCAAACCTTGATCAATACAGTATTTTGCCATCTCCTCGACACTGATCGCACAAAATGGGTCATCAAATATCGTATGGCCCCAAAACTCTCTCGCCATTATAACGATCTGTTCTAAGTCGTCGTATGTCCCTACTCTAATCAAAGAAAAACACCAACACGAGGCGCCCATCTTCAGCGCCCTCACCAAACCCCCCTATGGGTTCGGCTCTGTGCATTTTAGAGCTATCAAATATCATAGCGCGATTTGGCACCATTGAACACATATCAAGAATGCTCCAGGCGTCCGGGTTGTTTGTGTCCTCCCTCCAAACGTCTTCTTGTTTTTTGTTGATTGGGTTTTCCTTTAGTCCGGTTTTTTTGTGGATAACAAACGAAGTCCCACCCAAACAGTCTTCTAGTCTGTTCATATAGAGCATCATACCCAACTTACTCATGGCTAAATCAGTGTGCGCTTGATGCGGTGCGTCAGCCCCTAATGTGGTCAGTCGTAAAAACATGGCTCTCGGGGTTATGGGCCTGCCAAAATGCAACTCAAGCTTATCAATAATAAATTGCTTTATTTGCTCTGGAATGTTGATGTTCACCCCTGGGTAAAAGATTCCATCTACCGGATTCATCTCTCCCTCATAACTTAAAGTGTCGCAATGCTTCCTGAATGTAACAAAATCATCTAAGAAGCTGTCAATCGCTACATAATTCACGTTGTCAGAACCCATCCCGTATCCCCGTCCCCTGTCTCTTTGTAATACAAATCATTCGTAGCCGTATCCACATACAGTCGACCCACTGAGGCGGTTACAGCGCTTTCTGGTGTGCCCGTGCCACTTAATATTTCAGCGTTGTTGATCGCATCTGTTATTTCATTCATCCACGTAAACAGCTCTATATTTGCCGTATCGCTCTGTATAATTTTGTCGCCCAAAGCTGGGGAGATAATCGTCATATATCCGCCATCACTTTAATCAGTGTGGCTTTAGTAGGGGATGCCACCTCAAACCTAACCGATCTCGCCAAAGGAAATCGCCCGCATCGGTTCCATATCGGTCTTTTAGTGTATTCGCCGATTTTGCCCATGGACCTTGATAAGTTTCCAACAAACTTTCTGCCGCCATTATCGGACCAGGAATAAGTAATTTTCGGGTCTTCGCCCCCTGTCAGGCCATCGACTACCACGTCATTGGTCAGCCCCACGCCGGACTCAACCACCGCCTCCATTGAGGCCACAAAGACCGGATTACCATCGGCATCAAAGGGCTGGGAGGTCACAAAGCGTTTAATAATACTGGTGTATTCCGTATACGTGTTTTTATCCAGATAACCCACTCGACCGTCTTGGGTATCTCCCACAATAATCCGGTCATAGGCATCAATCATATGACTGGCCCGGAACTGACTTTGTGTCTTTCCTTTCTTGGATTGTCTTTCGTGCCATCTTGAATTGGCCACATCATAGACGTAAGTTGTCTCTGGCACAGTGATTCCGTAGAAATAGCCGCCAGATTCGGCATAAACCCATGAAAATATCGTACTGGGGTCGGAGAGCTTTGACAGTTCGTTATCAATGGCTGTGGTCGATAGTTTGCTGCGTCCTGATCCCGTGATATGCCATACAGCAGGGGATTCATTGACGCCTGCCCCAACAAAGGCAAAACCTCCACCAAATTTTTGAATGGAGTGTGGAGCGGTCAATCCTACGTCGATCACCGCGCCCGGTATGGCGGCAAAAGTAGAGGGTGTTCGGCCAATATCACGAAATATTTGTGTGGTTTCTGATCCCAATACATACAGTTGGTTTTTATAGACCACCTGGCCGCGTATTTGGTCCGGGTCAGCGTCAGCATTGGAGAAATCCAGCGCATCATACGCCGTACCAGAAGGGGTTCCCCGTCCATCCTTCAAGGGGCTATGAAAGAATTTCTTGCCATCTGATTTATGAAAAGAGAAGTACCCATTGGCATAAACCACAGAGGCGGCAGGGCCATCAAAGTTAGCGTCGGTGATCTCGGCCAAAGTATCCGGTGTCGTGGTGAATATGTACGATTTGCCGGTGGTTACCGCGTCCGGGGGTGCCACAATACACAATTGCGTCCCGTTATCGGCCATAAACACACGTTCCACCCCTACAATGACACCCATATCATCTAAGGTAAAGTTTTCATCACTTCCCGCGACCACGCGAGTTAACCGATAGAGATTATTACCGATCACAAAATAAGGGATGGAGTCCATGACATGCGCCCCGCGACAAGTGGGTATAGATCCTGCGGTGGCCAGTTGGATCAATCCTTCCGTACTAAAAAGGTTATCTTGGGTAATAGTGGCAGTTTGTGGCACATTAGGACGAAAATTGACACATCGTTGATTTGATATGGGCAGGGCATCGGATACATAAAACCCGTTGCTGATGGGTAGCCGTCTTCTGGCCATTACCAAGTAACCTCTAAAAACGCGTCCACAACGTCTATGTCTTCTAGTCCTGACTGATTTTCCACGAAGGGCTCAACATAACCACCGGCTGCTATAGATAGGGTTAGCTCTGTTGTCATTACAATCGGCTTGTTGGCGTCCGTCTCTCCGGTAACCTCTGAGGCAGAGACCTCAGTACCGCCAATAGCGATATAAAGTCCCATTTCAACGTTGGTTCCGGTCGCTGGCATCATAGAGGCGATCAACGTAACTTTAGCGACGATTGTCTTGTCCCCTGAGTTTGTAATTCTCCCCGCGACGGTTTTTGTCATTGTACGGTTATCTAACGCACTGGTCACAAAGGTATTCAGCATAATGGTGGGCGTATTAGAAGTGGTTATCGGGGTTGTGGCGGTTCCGTGCGTATACACCAAGCTCCAATATTTCGTATCTGTAATACCGGCGTTATCTCTAAACAACACACGATTATCTCGTTGAGACATTGTTGTTATAGGGGTTACCATGTCTGAATAATTATCTTTTACGATCAATTGCCCGCCACTGGGTATGTTCCCGCCCAGAGTTAACCCGCTCATGAACGTGTTGCCAGAGGCCGCCGGTAATTTCTCAACAAAGTTTTTATCGATATTAATAAAAGGAATGACAGCCGCCCCCAAGTCAAAGGTGGTTGTACCGTTGGGAAAGTTTTGAAAAGTATTGCCTGTGATCTTGACGCTTTTCCAGTTCAGAGACCCGTCAAACGTAATACCACCATTCGCAGTGTCACACGATGAATTCACAATACAAACCGATTTTAAGTTCTTCAGTGTGGCGTAACTTGTACATGAGACGCAGTTCACGTTTTCAACAGACAGCGCACTGGTGGAAAGGCCTGTACCGTCCATATCAAACAGCTCCGCACTCACACACCTCACGCCAACATCTCTGATGGTGAATCGGGCGTCCGCTCCGGTAAACATATTGCCTGTACCACTATAGGTAATCACAGGGAATGAACTACTTGCGCCCACTATCGATGTGCCATCACTGACCGCAAACCGATCGGCTGTAGTAAAGGACGAACCGATAATATAAGTCGTGTTGGCCGCTAAAGTAATAACACCCGCTACCGCAGTGGGTAAGTCCGCTACACTGTTAACGGTGGTTGTACTGGACGATTGAACGGTGGAGGATATCTCAACACTATTGAACGCATCTAAGGTTAAGCTTATTCCAGTTCCAGCGGTGAGATTACGTATCTTATTAACGGTCCCCGCTTTATTTAGAATCGGTGTTCCGGTTGATTTCCCGGTTTGAATAATGCTACCGCTTACCCCTAAATTAGAAAGAAAATTAGAGTAGGTAATCTTTTTATTGATATTGTTTTCAACAAAATCGAGTGTGGCCGTATCCGATAGCGATGTCCCTGCGCCTAAGTCACTCTTTTTTACACCAATCGCTCTATTGTTTGTCATGGTCTATCCTCAAGGTATTGGTGTTTCTGATTCGATACTGATGTACCCGCCCTGCTCTCCCAGCAACTCTTCTTCGCTTGCGCTGTAGAATTTCTCCGTCAACACATCGTCTTCATTGCCCGACCCGATGGGTAGCGTATCAGGAAAGAGCGCCACAGGCATCGTAATAGCAAGATGACGCAATACGCCCATGCCGTCGTTAGCTGCTTGAATTAGTAGCGGATTAATGGGAGTGCCAGGAGCAGAAAATTGTGGGAACAAGCGCACCGCTAAGTTAGCGACAATCGCATCCAAGGCACCATCGGGCACAGTAATATCGTCCCCTAAAGTAGAGATTTGCGTATACCCGACATTGATGCCCTTAACCGCCAGGGCATTCATCATTCGATTTAGATATAAGATGCCGTCTTGATATTCCGAAGGCTGCAAAGGAGATTCAACCGCCTGAACCAATATTTCTTGTAAGGCACTTTTTATAACCGTATCAGCTGTCTCCATTAGTCAACGCCTTAAT